GGTATGGGTTAGTTCAAATATTTTATCTTCAATGGTCTTATAGGCATCTGCCAATAATTTCGCTTGTTCTATTGCTTCTTTTTCTTCTTGTGTCAATTCTTTGAGTTTATTTTTCAATCCTTCAATCGCATCTTGGTTACCTTCAAAGGCGAGTTTTGCTTCCCACCAGGCTTCAGTATCAGGGATTGCTTCGTCTAGTGCCTTCTTTAAAAGGACCGCCTGTTCGTTTAACAATTTTATTTTGGCTTTTGTATCTTCAGTAGAATCCCCCAATATTGCCATCTTTGCGGCAATAAGTTCCAATCCTTTCAACGGTTCAGTCAATTTTGCCAATTCTTTATTTATATCGTTTAACGCTTTCGCATTATCAGCAATTTCTTCCTTTTTCTTGTTCCATGCCTCTGTCCCTCTTTCTAAAAGCATTAATTCTGTCTGTAGAATCACGTCAGTCCTGTTAAGCAAATCTATCATACTTGTATAATATGGAATGCTTTCGCTTAAAGTTTGATTGCTTGTTTCATATTCTTTTGTCAACAAGCTCATATCTTGGGTCAAATCTTTAACGGTGGTAGCTATTAATTTTGCATTGATTTGCTGTTCAAGGGCTGCTATATTCCAAACGTCTAAGGCATCTGTATAATCGCTATATTTGGAAATTAAAGGGTCCATCATTTCCGTAACAGTCCGACCCTCTTTGTTCATCCTTTTATACTCTTCAACGGTAATGCCCAATTTTTCAGCAAGTTTTTTCTGCATATTTGCTGTTATTTCTTCTGCTTCTGCTACATCTTTAAGTGTAGTATGGTGAGAACGCAAAATCTTATCTATTTCTCCAATAACTTTGAACCAAAGGATAAAATTAACTATCGCCAGACCAACTGCTCCAGTCATTGCGCCAATTCCTGCTGTAAAAAAACCGCCTGCTGTCACTAATCCAGGCAATATTATTAATAGTGGACCCAAAACAAGCATTAAAGCTCCAATTGCAGCTGTCCATTTAACGATAGTCTCAGTCAATTTTGGATTTTCCTTCATCCAATCACTAACTTTTTTGATCCCTTCAGTAATTTTTTCAATCATACCTTTTAGAGATGGCATTAAATCTTGGACTAAAGTTATCTGCAATTCCTCAAAAGCTGATCTTAAAAGTTTCATTGCCCCTTCAAAGGTGTCTATCTGCATTGCAGCCATTTCATATGCTTTTTCTGTATCTTTTACAGCATCGACATTTTCCTGAATAGCACCTGTTCCTTGAGATACAAGTGCCATCATTGCAGGACCCGCACGTACTCCAAAGATGTCTATCATATCTATAGTGGTGGCCCCAGCTTTGTATAAGTCTTCTATAATATCGACAAAGGGTCTCATCTTCCCTTCGCTGTCTACTATAGATACTCCCAGTTTTTCTAATGCAGCTGTTCCTTTTTCAGTAGGGGTGAGTAATTTAACAAAAGCCATCCGTAAAGCTGTTCCAGCTTTAGAACCGTCCAAACCAGCATTGTAAAGAGCCATCAAAATACCAGTAGTTTCTTCAATGGTCATCCCCATACTTTTCGCCATCGGTCCAACATAAGACATCGAAGTAGTGAGCTTTTCCATGGTAGCTTGTGAACCTGATATGGCAGCAGCATATACATTTGCAACACGTGTCGCATCTTCTGCGTCTAATGCGAATTGAGAAAGAGCAGCAGCAACTGCAGCCGAAGTATAAGCTAGATCAGATTGGGTAGCAGCAGCAAGGGCTAATGTACCTTCTAAAGCCCCCATTATTTCGTTGACATCCATACCTGCAGAGGCTAAAAAATACATTGCGTCAGCAGCTTGTGATGCGGAATATACTGATTGTTCACCCATTTTACGGGCATAATCAGATAGTTTTTTAAGTTCTTCAGACGTAGCACTAGCAACAGATGCAGTAAGGGCCATAGATTTTTCAAATTTGGCGGCTGTCTTAATAGCCATGCCAAAACCTGCGACAATCGCTGCCCCTGCAATGGTCATACTTTTGCCAATGGCCTTCATGGAGGCACCGACATTTTTCTGTGCTTTATTTAATCCTGCAGTTAATTTAGTTTGGTCTGCAGTAATCTCAACATAGGCTTCACCGAGTTTAATCGCAATCACCTACTTAATAATATTTAGGGACTCTTAATCCTTTTTGTTTTGCCCTATTGATCAATTCTTTATTACTAATGGATCCTTTCTGGGTTGGTTTACCCCCTGAAAACATCTTCTCAAGTTCTGATATTTCATCTAAGTATGAGCTAAACTGGTATGGGGACATATCTCCTATCTTGTCGATAGTATATCCAGGGTAATACCTTGATATGAGGGCGAAGGCACGTTTCCAGCTTATTTCTTCTTTGCCCCCTCCGGAAGGTTTTTTACCCTCCCCCCTATGTTCATTACGATATTGGATATCTCAGCAATATTGTCCATATCTATCAGCTCGTCTGCATCCTTCAAGGTCATCTTTGGTTGGTATTTTTGTAAGGCCTTCCATAGCATAAAGCAGACTCCGTCCATATTAGCTAGTTCCTTCATCTCGTTTATGTTGCTTTCCAGGATATTATTTATCAACTTGATTTTTCCAGCATCATCGATTGTGGTTTCCTGGACTACTTTTATCCGCTGACCTTTGATGTATTGTCTGAAGTCAGCTAAATCACGCATGTTAAATACACCCAGTTTGTATTCTTTACCCTTGATGTTCACAGGGACACCACTGCCAGTGATATTTTCGAGTTGGTCTTTTTCAGCCATAATCTATCGCCTCCTTATTCTTTTTTAATTCATTGAGCTGTATTTTAAGTGCTAATTCCTTCATTCCAAGCCTTTGTTTGTGTCTTTAAAGTCAATGCTCCATCACCTTGGAAACTGATACTCTGACTAACCAATGCATCTACGGGAGTAGTATGGTCAAGACCTGTAACTATGGTATCGCCTTTCCAATACTGGGAAAGGTCTCCAGTAGTAGGACTAGCTACATAGTTAATGAATAGCCTTAATTCACAAGTTTGACCCACCCAGTCATCTACTTCATTATTAGCTGTCTGGAAATATTTTTCTGCTGTAGCTGTCCAACCTGTTAACCCAGCAATATACTCTCTATAGCCTGAAGAATCAAAGTCAGTGGTCTCCAGTGTGTCTCCAACATAACTTGAAGCCCAATTATAAAACCCGAGTACTTGGATACCAGGTTCTGCTTCAAGGAATCTTACTGCTCCAGCTTCTCCAGTTGATGTTACTGCTATTGCTTCATCAACAGTTATTGAATCGGTACTTACCCCTGTTATAGTGTATATCCTGTTGTTCCCTGTCGTCAAAGTGTCGGTGGAACCGACTACATATTCACACCCTGATACTGTGACTAGCATCCCGGTAGAATATCCTAAATCTGTAAAATCTAAAAATGGACCAGCACTTGAACCACTAGCCGTAGATGATGTTATGGTTTTGCCAGTACTAAAGACAAGTGTCCCCGTAGTAGCTGTATTATCCAGCTCTTCATTAAAATATACAGCTCCATTTTCGCCACTTAATTCTGCCATATTATTTCACCTCTCTTTTTATGTAGTTAGAGCTACTGCACCAGTCCCTTGGAAGGTATAACTCTGAGTCACTATACCATCTACAGGAGTAGAGACATCCATTCCAGTAATTATTATACCACCAGTAAAAAGACCACTAGCCCCAGTCGAACTACGACATATTATTGTCCCAGTTGTACCAGGTACAACAGTATTCCCCGTAGAATAGTTACACTCATAGCTACCGCTCCAACCGGTTAGACCAGCAATATAGCTCCTCCCACCTGTAGAGTTATCAAAATTTGTCGTCTCAAGTGCATCACCGACCAAACTCATTGTCCAATTCTTTACAGAAGTATCTCCGCCTGTAGAAGTAACACTCCCACCTTTTCCGCTTAATTCTGCCATAATTTAACACTTCCTTCCCTTTTTATTTAGAACATTTTGTTCCATTAGAATTCTTCCCCCACCGGTAATATCGCATAAGTCCTTAAGGCAAAGGGGTTCCTATCTTCTTTT